TAATCCACCTCCCACATCACCCCCTGATCTATAAGAACCCGTAGTACCAGCCGGAAAAGTACCTGCTGTAAACCAAACATTACCATTATCTTGATCTTTATATTCCCAACTAGCGCCATCTGTAGTAATAGGTAAATTTGCTAATCTGCCTGTACCTACATTCCAATCTGCTGCTAATGGGTGAGAAAATATTGTGTAGTTTAGAGGTAATTCGGATGCATTAGTTAAATATAATTTAAGATAGCAGTCAAAACTAGCAGTTCCAACTTTACTAGAAATAATATTATTTATTTCGTCTGTTGGAAATTTAATTATAGGACGAGATACTTCATTAGTACCTTCAATTGATTCAAAAGTACTAAGCTCTAATACCTCATCTAACCCAGTGTTTAATGTTGGATAATAAGAATACAATGTAGCACTTTTTTCAGGAAATATTTTATATATGGCCATTTTAAATTAATTTATATTACAAACGGTACAACTCTTCCTTGGATATCAATATCAGGAAATCTTACTTCAAATATACTTGGATCTAATGATGGATAAATATTACCTTGTCTTGTAGCTCCAGATATGTCATAAGCATATTGAGAATAATTTCCACCTTGTTTATTTATTATTTCAACTTTAGTTACTGTTTGTACACCATTTGTTCTTAATAATAAAGCAGTAATATCAGCAATCACTATAGGTTGATTAATATTCCATTTTTCGATATTAAAATGATCTTGTAAAGCTAATATACAACTAGTTACAACATCATTATTATTAAATCCACTAGCTACTACTATATCAAAATTAACACCTATATTAATGTAGAATGCATCTTTAATATTAATAGCATCTGTAACCATTCTAAATTCGTTTATATATGATGCTAGGTTTTGTTTTAAAGTAGTAGAGGTAGTATCTAATTTTTTACTCGAATTATACCCTAATATGTACATATCCAATGATAATGGATTGCGTCCTTCAGTAGTTGCTACGGTTGGGGTAGGTAATTGTTCTCTAGCAACATCTTGAGTTACGTATACTTTAGCTATACTACCATATTCAGAAGGAAGAGACAATGCTCTTACCATATAATCTTCTCTAGTTACTGCACGTAATTGGGATTGGTATGCATATAGGGCACTGTTACGTATTTCTTCAATTTGATCTCCACCTCTTCCTCCGGAGGCTACTATAGAATTAGTTGATGCTAAACTTTGTTTTATAAAATTTTCTAAAGCAGGATTAGTAGTAGTACCTTTAAAATAAGCTGTTGTCTGATCAATAGCAGTTAATGAGTTAGCAGGTACGTTTGCTTCTATACCTCCACCTACAAGATATCTAATTGTTATGTTATTATCAGGAGCTAATCCATATTCTTGGGTGTAAAATACAGATGCTTTATTAAAATTATTATATAAATTTGAAATACCAGGTACTAGCCCAAGTTGAATATTATCTGGGTTGGGTAATATGTTATCATCAGATATATTAGATATTCCTGCTCCAAATTCAAGCTGTAATATCCCATCAGATAAAAATCTGGATACAAAGCGACGGGGGACTCTTTTTAATCGCACTAAATAAGGAACTCCATCACTGTTGAAGTTAGGATTAGTTACTTTATCAAATATAGTAGATTGAGCTAAATATGGTACTTCATACCATTTATTTCCTTGACTATCTGTTGCATCTAATATCTGTAGAATATTTGTGTCTGTTATAGTAGAAACAGAAAATTTTTGAGGAGAGGAAAATGTTAAAGTTGATGTTCTTATAGTAGCAGAAATAGCTTTTACTTGTTTTTTAAGAAGAAAATAATTTTCATCTACAAAGGATATTTCAGTATTTTTGGTATTGCTAAAATCTACTGTGTCTGTTATTATAAATTGTGTGCTATTTGTATTTGAAGCAATAACTGTATTTTCAGGGACAACAAGAGCATAATTATAATCTGGTATTAAATTTCCTCCAGAATTTATAGTAGGTATTAATTGAAATACATCGACCGTGGTGTTAGCAGCATATGATACTCTAGGGCGATAACCTAGCATATATGATAAAGCAAATAAATTTTCTCTTTCTTTAGCGTATAATAAAAAGTTTTCTTGTGTTTGAGTATCTAAATAAAATGACGTAACATCACCTACATAAGCGGCCATGTCTATAAACATACCTCCCGGATTAGCATCCGAAAAGTTATTATAAACTGTGGGAAAATATGTTTTAGCATAGTTTATAAGATTGCTTTTAAACTCGCTAAAGGTTTTATTTAAATATGATACGTTATTATTGGCCATTTTTATACAAATTGTAATGTTACTTGGTCTGCTTCTTGTGAAATTCTTAATCTATATTTAATAGTAATATATGTTAAATTTTCATCTGGGCGAGAATCAACATTTATTTCTGTAAGAATTACTTCTGGTAGAAAAAGAGATATACTGTCTGATATAATATTTTGAATAGATTCTGTTAGGTCTTCATTTATACCTTCAAACAAAACTCTTCTCAAATCACACCCAAATTCCGGATTCAATATTCTTTCTCCGGGAGTAGTTAATATCAAATTAATTAAATTAGATTTAATTTGGTTCTTAGTACTATAAGTACTATTAAATGGCCCAGCAGGACCATTAAAAGGTAGTGATACCCCAATAGCAATATTGCCTTGTAAATCTAATGGATTTACACGTATTGTTTGAGGTATTGGCATATTAATCTAAATTTCTTAATCCTGATCTATCTTGCGCAGTCATATTGCTTGCTGCGTCATTGATAAATGCTAAATATGGGTTAACTTTTTCACCAGTTGATGGATCAACAGCATCGATAACTTTTAAATCGTTGCGTTGAGGTTGTTGAAATCCGAATTCAGCACCCATTTTAGCCATTAATGAGCTACGTATATCCCCGGATAATGGAGCTACATCAGCACTAGTAAAATTCATTGTTCTACCTTCACTTAATGTTTGTTTATTTTGTTTAGTTAAAGCTTCATTAATAATGTCAGGCAATTCTTCATAAATAGCCTCAACTACAGCTTCTTTAATTAATTTTTTAAATAATTTAGCATTCATATAAATAAATATTTATGATTCAAGTTTTGATATATCTTTATTAATTTGGTTTATATATCTTTTATAATCATCTTGCCATTTTTTATCTTCTTTAAGAATATAAGCTGCATCTATTTTAACGTTAGGTGGAGTTGGTGGTGTTGGGGCTATTACCAATCCAGCTAAATATGCTTTTTTCTTAAGACTTAACGGAATTTTTTCCTTTAAAGTTTTTGTTGGTCCTTGAATATCTGTAGGTTCTGGTGGTTTAATAGAAGATGATTTTTTAGCTGCTAATACATTAGAAGAAGAAGGAATTGATACTTGGAATTGAGAAGAAATACTACCTGCTTCTCCTGCTTCTCCTACTCCACCTCCTGTAGTATTTCCGCCAGAACCAATTGATCCAAAAGAACCTGGTGCATCTGCTGATAAATTTCGTTGGTCTATTATTAATTTTAACTGGTCTATTAAATCATTCGGGTCTAGCGTAAAAGAATATTCACTTTTTACTGCTTCAACACCTCTTTTATTAATAGCTACAGCGTAGCGACGTTTAAATCCTCTAACAACAAACTTTGAATTTTCTTCTTCTTTTATAGCAAATTTAAATCCTTTATACTCGGGAAACTCATTAGTACCTGTTGGTTCTGTTAAGAAGAAATTTGAATAACCAGATGAAGTAGTAGCATTATCTATTTCCCCATTTATATTTAATAATTGAGATTTATAATCATTTAATATTTGGATTGCTTTTTCTAAACTTAATAATATTGTAGGTAAATAAGTAGTTAATCCATTTAATGTTTTAACGGCAGGTTCATATACTCTTTTTCTAAATCCTTCTTTAACAGGAGATACAACATCCACAGGGGAAGTAGTAGGAATACGTAATACATTAGGTCCAATTGTATTAACTATTATATTAGTTATTGTAATAACTGTTGATATTGTTCGAAGCTTCTCGTTTATTTTTCTTATTTTATTTTCATTATCTGTTATAATTCTGATAGCATTATCTCTAGCTAATTTAGCGTTTTGTAACTTAATAGGATTATTAGATAAATTAGCATCTTCTATTATAGCATTAGTATCGTCTACTAATTTACCAATTCTGTCGTTTTGGGATATAATTGCCGCAATTCCATTTACAAGAGAAAGAGTAATAACAGGAACTAAAGATTTTGCTGCTTTAGCTCCATTTAAAACAGCTTTAACTTTTTTCTTTCTAGCCTCTTTTCTTTCTGCTTTTGTTTTTTTCTCTCTATTATCTAATTTTGATTTGAGTTTTTTTAATTGATCTTTTTGTGCTTTGAAAGGATCTTTTAAAATATCATCAATTTGTTTTTGATTTTCATCTTTTCTTTTCTGTAAATTTTCTTTAGCAGTGGGATAATTACCTTTAATTTGTTGCCCATTAGGTAAAGTTCCCCCGTTTTCTACTATAAGAGCAGCTTGATATTCTTCCTCAGTTATTTCAGCAGGTATTTCTACTGTTTGTCCATTTTGAATTTGTTTTTTAGGCGTTTTGGCTTGTTCAAGTTTTAGTAAAGTAGCTTGGTGTTGTATATCCAGTTGTATTCCTTCTTGGATTAATGCTGCTTTCTGTTTTGTTAATTGAGCTAATTTGCTTTTTGAAGCAGCTGCTAATACTTGTTGAGCTGCTATTTTTGGTAATTGGTCTCCAAACGTTTTAGGCGCTGCCGATTTAGATAAAGTATTTAAAGTATTGGATGGTAATAAGCTAGATACATTATCCGTAGAGGGAGGTAAAGGTGGTTTTATATTTGATGATATTATTTCGGCCATTATACTGTATATACTTTTTTAGATAAATGATTAAACTTTTTTAATTTAGATTGTAATCTAAGAACATCATTATATAATTGCTCACCAGCATCGTTAACAGAAGGTATAGCTGCTCCCTCTGTTACTGATATTGTTTGTGCTAGGTAAAAAGCTAAATTTTTTAGCATTTCAAATGTATCGGATAATATTTCTGTAGTTTCTCTTCCTAATAATACTGGATTATCTGGGAATGTGTTATCTGTTTTAGTCCCTAACAATATTTTAGAATCTTTATTTGTTGATTCTATATTTAAATGAATCCACCCTGCACTATTTAAATTAATAATGCTGTCTGTGCTTAATTCAATAAATCCGCTAGAATTCAATATTATATCATCTTTTTTAGTATTGATAACTACTCTATCACTATTTAATATAATTTGTGGGTTGATATAATCATTAATACTAATAGGGGAAAAAACAGGATTTCTAATCAAAGCTCCAGGTTGAAGTGGAAGTTTTTGGGTTGATGTAAGATAGATTGAAGATAGTTCTTTATTTATCTCTTCAATATTAGGTTTTAAAGATTTTTTATCTGTTGTTACATAACCATTAACTAGAATGATAATGGGATCTCCATCATTTCCTATACTACTCCATTCATTCAGATCTGCTCTTGCTTTAACTGTACTTCCAAATCTAATACCATTTCCTTTTCTTCCTTGATATATTCTATCTCCTTCAAATGATATTAGAGGTCTAATATCAGCATTTTCATTAAATGTTTTTCCTAAACTTCCCTCTCCAGGAGCATTTTGTTGATTATTATTCCATAAATTAATAGTTCCTGTATAATATTTTTCTGTATTATTATTGCTGCTTTCTTGGCTAATAGGGGAAGGGGCATCAGTTAAATATATTAGTTCCCCTACTAAAGGATAATTTTGATTGCTAGCATGAATCGGACGAGCTGTTTTACATATAGATAAATCAGTAATTACTAAGTTCTTAGATTGCTCATAATCAAGATAAAATACCGTACCTATTCCACTCCAACCTCCATTAGCTTCAAATAATTCTTTAGTAGGAGTATTTTCTGTAGTTATAACACCATATACTTTTCCTATCTGAGGTTTATTAGATGTATTTTGAGGAAGACGACTTGGAGAGGTCGCAGCTACTAGAGTGCCTAAATTTTCTCTTATCCTCATTTATTCTCAATTTGATGTTGAATAATTTCCGTCTGCTCTATTAATTTTTGTCCTTCAATTTGCACAGCACGTTGTTCTTCTAATAATTGTTGTATTTCTTCTGGGTTGAAGAATGAATCTGCGTTATTACTGGCTGTAGCAGTAGCCGCACGCTGCGCAATTCCTGCCATTTTAATCAATTGTTCGTTGTTTTTTACATTAACATCAATTAAGTCTTTAACAGTAGGCATCAGCATTACTGCGGAACCTGCATTAGATGATGCAAGAGGTTTAAGGGCATCAATTAATTCGTTAATCTGCTTATCAGTATCTTTAGTGCGTTTATGGGCTTGTTTAAAAATATCTGATAATGACGTTTCACCGAATAGTTTTATATCGTCAAAAGTAGCC